TGACGGAAGCGGTGTAACAGTACTAAATGATGGTGTTGGGTTTGTTGCAGTTGCAGAAGCATAACCAAGAGCCTTAGTTGTGTAAGTCAATAAACTATCTGCGGTGAACTTGAAGTCAATGCTTTGAAATTGCGTACCGGCATACCGACGAGTTGAAGCCGCACCCAACGAATAGTAGTCACTCAAAGTAAACGTCGTTGGCTGACCGTTAGAAGCCTGCGAGTTCAACGTAGAAACCGCGTGAGTGTACGGTGCGCTTGCGCCAGTAGTAACAACATCACCAAGAACACCAGCGACCATATAGCCAACGGTGTCAGGAAAAACATCACCAGCAAATTCAAACTCGGAATAAATGTTTCCTTGAATAACGTCGTACTCATCAACCATAGAACCGCGCATACCTTTATCATCAAGATACGCAATGTTGTCAAACGGTGTAATAGACGTAAACGGAATGTAATCCGTAGCCGCTACAGCAGTTGGGGCAACACCGGCCGCAGGTCGTGTTTCTTTTGCAATTCCTAGATATGACCTAGAGCGAGGTAGAGCCATCGCTGTCACCTTCTTTCACTTCCGAGACTTTTTTAGTCTTACTTGATTGTACAACAACAACATCCGCAGGTAAATCAACTTCATCTCCTGCTTGCGCAACAATTCCCAACGTCGGGAACACGCGCTCATCTTCAACAGTAATTTTCATGTGGTTAATATCTCCGATACTTCAAATCTGATAGCACCCCAAATCTCGGTGGAACCGTCAGCAAGAACTTTAGGTTCACCATACTCTCCTTCAAGATACTTTTCACCTGCCTCAAAAATGACAGGATAGTTAGCAAGACGACGATTAGCACGAAGCAACGCTTTTATATTGTCCATTACAATGTCAAAGTTTGCCATCGCATCTTCCGCGTGACGTTCTAAAGAATGTTGAAAGACTTGCAACTGAACTTCATAATGAACCCATTTTTTACCTGACGTTTCACCACCAATCGCGATACGTTCCTCAGATTCACCAACAATATGAACAACACCAACAGCACCGGAAAGCGTTCCGGCCGGTTGCCCATACCTGAACCATGTTCCTTCAATACGTTTAGGTAACGCGGTGAACAATTTGTTCAAACCCGTAACGGCAGGCGGCGCGAAATATGCTTGAACGGCGGCACGAACGGTAGCGCGAGACATTAGCGCATCCGTCGGTAAGGCTTTAACAGTTCCATTGCTGAACCCAAATCACTAGAAGCAGAAGGATTAGTTTCCATGAACTGCGAAGGCGTTAACGTACCCATAACCAATGTGGCGTTACCGCGAGCCTTCAAAATAACACTCGTCATATAGATAGCGGCTTGCTTAACGGCAGGTGGTAAAGCAGAAACACTCACGCCGGAAGCGTGGGCATTAACCACAGCCGAGGCTAAAGAAACCGTTCCTGCGCCCTGTACCGGCACATAAGTTGAAGCCACCTTGACTAATTCTGTAGATGACCCGTCATAAATCATAAACTTTTGGTTAGGTATAAAACCTGTTGTGTCACTCACACTTAGAGAAGTAGCACCAACAGAAACACTAGCGGTCAACAAAGTGTTTGCATACCCGTTCACATAAGTGACCGTACAAAACTGTTCAGCCAGCGGCGACCACACACGCGAAAATTGGATCTGCCCTAAAAACGATGCCGCCATTCCTTGCAAAGGAAACACGATAGCCATGTTTTCAATCCACGCTGTAGTTGGATCAAGCGTGTTCATTAACGTCGGGTTAGAACCATACGAGGCAGAAACGACTTCAATGACAGGCGAGTAACGCACATGAAGTCGTAAGAAACCGTCACGAGAAACTCTTGCACGAAACGACTCTGTATCTTCAGTAGCGGCAAGAACCTGACCACAGTAAGAGTCAATCCACGATGAAGCCCTAGCAATAACGTTTGCTAACTCCTGATCGTTAACAGCGGAAGAACCACCACCAACCAAATCATCAACATCAACAGCGGTAGGGGCTTGCTTATATTCAGCAAGCGTTAAATACGGTGTAGAGAAAAGAGGCGAGATAGTAGTTATTTCCTGTGTCATCTCAACCTTCCTTTCACAACGATACTACTCGTTTCCGCGACGCGAATCTTCTGACTTGCAACGTCCACATTTCTTAAAGTAGCCACGAAAGCCACATTCATTACAGACCCAACCATGCGCCTTTGCGAACCCACCAGCCATAGGTTCCGAATACCCTGCTTTTCGCAGAAGCGCATAGTCGTGATCTGAAACATGAATTGTTCCATCGCGTTGCATACGGTAAACAGACTCACCACCATTAGCGCGTGGTACACCTGTTTCTATTACTGCCTTATCAGGCGGTAGTAACCGTTTCATAATTTTGACACTCCCAACAAGTGTCGTCACGGTAGAGGTCGGATGGGGCTTCCTCTACCGTGACAACCTGTTTACTAGGCGGCGGTGATGCCGGTGATTGAACCTGACCAAGCACTTGCATAAGAAACAAACGTACCGTACCAGTACGAAGAAGTTTCATACTCAAACTGGGTAACCGGCCAGTTAATACCTGTGTAATCCTGAACGTTTACAACACTCCAACAGTTAGACACTTGCGAGTCTGGAATTGGAAGGCTGTACGAAAGGATTGCCGTATTGCCCTGTGGCATCCAAGGGTGAACCGTCATCGGAACAACTTTTCCGGTCACTTCGTTCTGAATTGCGGTAATGACCGAACCCATAACTGCGTTACCGATTTCGTCCTGCTGAATTGTAAGACGGTAGTTGTTAGAGGATGAGTTCTTCAAAAGTTCGCTCATTGCTTTACGATCAGAACCGTTGAAAAGGATTTCATCAGGATCAGACTTCACGCTGTTATACAACGAAGCAAACGCAGTCTGGAACTCAGACCCCGGACTTGTCGCATTGAACGTTGAGTTCAAGTTATTTGTGTAACCCGAACCTGAACCAGTTACGTAAGCCATGATTCCGTCGTAGCCGTTTGCGTATGCAGACGAGTCAGCGGTAACAGTTGAAGCGGCGGCGGTGGTTGTTGGCAATGTTCCCGAAATGGTAAACGTGCGTGAACCTGTGCGGCCATCGTAGTAGCAAGCACTTGAAGCAACAGCCGATGCACCGTGTCCAACGTAAACATTGAAACCGAGCGCGCCTGTTACAGCAGAGATTGTTACGTCAACTACTTGACCTGAAGTTAATGCAGTACCCGAAGTTACAGCACCCGAAAGAACTGACTGACCAAAAGCGCCTGCATCAGAAGTTACATACACAGTAAGTTTGTCGGTCAAACCAAGAGCGGTTTCACCAGTAGCGGCTGTACGTGCAGTAAGCGTTACGGTTGCAGGGGCGGCAAGAGCGCCAGAGAAAGCGGCGTTAGTACCACGACCCATAAGCAACATTTTTTCTTCCATCAACATTGACGAATAAAGCAACGATTGTGCAGACAACGCACGGATGTCTTGGAAACCTTGACCGCCGTATTGTGCCTGCCATGAAACGCTGTCACTCAAACCGAACTGGAAGTACGGCACGATCTGATCGTCACCAGCGTAAGCAATTTTGCTACCGCGAGCAAGATACAGAGTGTTAGCCGCACCAGCAGGTGCAAAGTTGTTCTGCGTGGTTTCAGAAATACCCGGATGGATGTTTGAAGTTCCACCAGTACCTGAACCTGTGATACCTGTGATGCGCTTGAAACGACGAGCAGTACCCTGTCCTTTTTCACGTGGCAACTTGTTACGCAATGGCGTTGGACGCGGTGCAAGATATTTCGCAGGTGCTTCCAAGTCAAAAGGTACAAGACCAGTACCGATAGGTGAACCAGTTGTAGATCCGTTACCAACGGTGATGTCTTTAACGATTTCACGTTGAGCGGCAATTTGCATTTGAATAGAAACTGGATCAAGGCCAAACGACTTCTGAAGTTCAGGTCGTGTCTGTGCGATTGAAGCGGCTTCAAGGGATTTGTTTACTGACTCATTGAAAGCCTCGCTACGGAGAGCAAGTTCCTTCGGGTCATTTGTACCGAAAATCTCGGCTGGATTGAAGTTAGACATATTGCTACTTCTCCTTTACTTGTTAGAGTTTTCAAGTTCTAGCGCAAGAGCCATATAGCCATTTGCTAGAACAGGGTTAGTGGATGCCATTGCTTTATTGCGGTATTCAGCCGCTTTAGCGATTTTTTCATCAACAACAGGTTTTGGCTCACCCATTGCCATACGCACAGGAGCATTTACTGTCGCGGATTTTTCAACAACTGACAAACGCTCAGTAACTTCTTGTACTGACTTTGCGATGTCCTCGTGTTGTAACGCTTTAGCAATTTCTTTCTGTGAATCTAGGAAAACTGTAAACATTTCTTCTATGTGCGTCAAGCGGTCGTCAAGCATTTTTTCTATATGAATCAAATGATCTTTTTTAGATTTGCCTGCTACACCAGCAACGCCGTTAGGTCGTGATGATTCTTCACCAAGTTTTTGTGATGACTCTTCACCAATTTTTTGTGACGATTCTTCGCTAGATTCTTCAGCGGCTTTTTCTGTAGCAGAGTAGCCACCTTCAGCACACTTACAATCATCCATCGCTTTTCCACACTCTTTGCACATTTTCATGTCTTTAGCGTTCACAGCAACAGTTGACTCAGGTGAACTTTCTTCCCCCGTAGATTCTTCTGTGCTTTCTTCGCTAGTGGTTTCTTCTGAACTTTCTTCGCTAGGTACGTTAGAACCCTCTGCGGTTACTTCAGAACTTTCTTCTGTGCTTTCTTCATCCATGATATTGCCTTTCAAGACATTTATATTTTCTTTATCTGATAACAGTTCAACTTGCTGTAAAGAACCATCAACGGTTTTAGCAAGCGACAAGGTGCAAGCAGGATTAGCAGGACGATCCACAAGAGATACTTCTACAATCTGCCCGTCAACAATACGACCACCAGCGGCTTTCTCGTCACGCACAACACGAGGCGCACGAATACCAATACTGAAACCTTTTAGTACGCCTGACTCAACTTTTTTTACTGAAGCAGGATCAACAACACGAGCAGTAATCCAATGTTTGTTGTCTTTGTTTTCGTACTCGGTAGCGACACCGGCCGCGATGTTTGAGTGTTGCTCACGAATGTTGCCCCAACGGAACCATTCAGGCATAGCAGTTTTCAACCACTCGGTATCACATATCTGTTCATCAACATCAAGTGAACTATCGGTAGCGATACCAGTAACAAGTAAAGTTCCGTCAAGTTGTTTCTCAGATTTGGTGATTCCAAAAAAAGCAGAAGCAATTTCAGTAACTACAGATTTTTCTTCCATGCTCTCCACTATTCTTTTTGCCCAACTATAACCAGCGTCTCCACCCCAAGCGTCCCACGCTACACGACCTGCGCTTGGTTTTGTGATGTTAGCAAAGTCTTTACCCTGCTTGTCCACCTCATGTCGTGCAAAGAATGAGTACATCCGTTTAACTGTTTCAAGTGACACTTGTTCACGGTTCGCTAATTGTGTTGCGCGTGTGCGCCCGACACTTGTGAACCCTGAACCTGCATAGCCTTCTTCTATCCACTTGATAGCGCGTTTAGCGGCTGTCGCTATTTCGGCAGTGGGCTTGTAGGTGTCGGGCATTAACTAATTAGGCAAGGTTTGGATTTGTTTCAAGCACATGGATGACACCAGTTGTTGTTGCAACTGCGGCGTAAAGGCTTTCACCGTATGGAACGGTGATGGTGTATGCGTCATAGTTGTTTGGCAAATGAAAACCCCATGTGGAACTTGTGTTCACATTTGAACCGCCGAAATGCACATCCTTACCTGTGGAAGTGGTGTTGATAATGATGATGTCACCTTTTGGATTGTTGGATTTCCATACAAGCGTTGCAGTCGTTCCAACAGTGATGTCGTAATGATTCATCAGATTTCTACCTTCCAACAGTTAGCGAAGTCAGCACCGAGAAGCCAATAAGCAACTAGGCGATGATGACCATCATAAATAAGGTTTGTGTTCCCGTCCACTACCACGTTAGGTAAAGACTTGTTATCGGCTGACGAGTCATTCAAGTTTTTTAGATGCCATTCAACGTTGTCGCGGTGAACATATTTTTGTGTTGCTTTTAGATCGTCTATTTGATATGAGCGAAGTTCGGCGTTGCCCCAATCGGCGGTTGGTATTTTGGGGCGTGGTGCTTGCGCCCAAGGGACAATGATTTTGTTTGGTTCGTCATCAGGCAGAGCGTCAAGACGTGTAATGGCGCGGTCAATCGCTTTACGATGCACCTTCACAATGTCAGCCTCAACCGCTTTAGGGCGAGCCGCTTCATTAAGTATCGCTTGTTCATCTGCTAGTTCGTGCGTATCTTGAACGTTCGCGTGATCCTCAGCAGAAGCAGAGTCAATAATAGGTTCGTCTGTATTACCAATTTCAATCGGTTCCATAGCATCCATCTCCGCAAGTTCATCAGGCGTATAGGCGTACTCATCTTCAGCATCAAAGGCCGCAGGTATTAACTGACAACCACAATAAGGGTGTAATGGTGGTTCTTCCGGTAAGTCATTAACCGCGTATAACTGGCCGTCTAACGCGGCGCAATCTTCGCAAGCGTTATCGTCTGCGATCTGCCATTCAACTTCGGATACACCGTTTGTTTTGTAGTTATCTAATTGTGCGGCTGTATTAGCGCGAGTCATCTCTGTATGCGCGATCATTTCGGCGCGAGTACGGTCAATCGTTTTACTTTCAATCGCACGGGCAACTTCACGGACACTTAAACCTTCTTCAGATCCTCGTGCGAGTTCACGGCCGATTCTGTTAATACTATTACGGCCAATATCGGCAATAGTGACTTCGGCGCGTTCTAAAAGTTCGCGGAAACCTGACCCGTTACCTTTAGTGCCTAATAAGATACGTGCCTTATCGGGGTTACCGGCAGTCCAGCCTTCCCAATCGGCGTTATTACCAGAACCGGCTTTACCTTGTTTACGTGCGCGGTCAATAATCACGTTAGAAGCGGCGGTTGCCATCCAACCTGCTTCGTAATACAAATCTTGTAAAACTTTAATCGCATCAGTACCTAACGGTTTAACGTTTTGTTCGCGTAAAAATAGTTCAGGATCAGTATGACTAGAAGAAAGCCAACGTTCTGCTAACGCTTCCGCGTCAACGTTTCCAACTGAAAAAAACTTCTTCGTATATATCGTTGTCAGTTGTTGCGCTTTGATTCTTGCCGGATGGTTCTTTGGAAACGGTTCGCCCGTTCCCGTTCGTACTTTTGGGTTACCACCCGCCTTTTTTAATGTTTCAGCAAACGTTCGCGCGGCTTCCGCATCGGCCTTTACTAATTCATTAAGTATTGCTTCTGATTCTTTATCAACGTAATCAAACGTAAAAGATTTTTGTTTTTCTGTACGCGCCCATTTAATGAACTTTGATAACTCTATATACTTATCGCGCATAAGGCCTTCAGCGTCGTTTGGTGAACTGTCATCTTGAGTTTCGGCATCAACGCTTACTCCTTCAAACGTAGAGGAAAGTGGCATAATCGTTGCGCCAGAAATAATGATTGGTGCGTCTGCTTCAGGGAACGTGAACAACGGCAATCCCATTTCCGTACGCACTTCGTTCCACGTTTTTTGGCCGCTAAAAGTTTCTAACTGCCTGCGTGTTGCTTGCGCCATCTCGTCGGTTTCTGTTCCGTCAGTGAACACAAACGTGAGGTCGCGTGGCATATCCAAGAAACGGTGTGATAGTTGATTTAATAAATCTTCCATCCATTTGACAAGAGGACGTAAACCTAAAGTTTCTGCGCTGTTCGCTTCGCCATCTTGGTGACCTTTGCCACCTAAACCAGTTTTAGGAGTGAACCCGATTTGTGAAGGCAATACACCAAAGTGACCACAAATAGATTTAATAAGCCAATCATCAAAGTCGGAACTGTACTTGGCATCACTTACACCTAACTGCACAGGATCAAAACCGTTAGGCACAATACGCATACGACGACGCTGTTCAAGGTTCCCTGCGAGCGCATCATTGAAAACTTGCTCGTAACCGGTGATGAGCGACGGGTTGTTACCGAAGTCAATATCGGTTTTCATAATCAGGTCAGGCATCACACCATCGGTGAACTCGGTGCGGAACCAATGCAACCGCTTCATGTATAGATCAACAAGCGGCAGGCAACGTTCAGTCGGTGACAAGCCATACGGAGTCCATGTGCGGCGTATGCGTGGCACATACACAAGGTCGTCGGATGTGAACTCGCCATCAGCGTCAGGACTAGCCGTAAACTCGCCGCGAGGAAATCCCCACAATATTTGTTGAAACGCCGGATGAGGTGCGAGAGGCCGTGAGCCGTGCGCGTTCAATAACGGTTTAATCGTTGTGCCGTCAATGATTTCAAGCGAATGTAAACTTTTGTTGTCAAGCGTTCTGTTTGGATAAATACTAAGCGCGTCAATAACTAGCACTTCTTCAAGAGCCATCATCAGCCACTCTTGAAAACTCATACCGTTCATGCGGTCAGGCATACGCCAAAAGTCTTTAGCCTTAGTGATTTCTGCTTGATACTGCTCACGTACTAACTGTGCCGCTTTAGTGTTACCGATTCCCTGTTCAGCCATTACACGCGAGATTGCATCTTCGTTAATGGATATGTCCCAATCCATGCCGACAAGAGCGGCTTTATTAACTTCAATACATTTACGAATAATGTCTGCGCCGTCGGCAACTTCGCGTAACACACGAAAAGGGATATTGCGTTGCTCAACGATTTGGATATTCCACGCAACAGGGAACTCATACTTACGTGGATCAGCACGACCATCGTTACGCGGTGCGTTAATAAGCGCAGGGTTTAACGGTGTAGCCGGTGGGAACGGTACATAAGCAAGTTCAGGTTCGCGAGGTAACGGTGTAGCAAGCATCCCTGATTGTGGTGTACCGGAAGCGGCGATTTGTGCTTCGGTCATTGTTGTTGCGCCTGACGGCAATTTCAAAGCCTTAGCAATTCTATCTTTTAACGCCATTATCGCCTCTCAACCTTTTTGTTGCTTCGCGTGTAGTAGTGCAAGTTATCACGCCGCGAGTGGTAAGCGACAGGACTCACATACTGTATTGGTTTGTTTGTTCGGGTATCCACATGAACAAATTTTTGCTATTGCTTGCAGATAAGACAACGCGCCGGAATGTTGAATCAGTTCCGTAAACGCCCACACGAGCGCATCTAAACGGTCGGGAGACTTTGGTGCATCGGGTGTCCACGTTGTTAGTTGTTCTTCTAGTTCTTCAAATACGCCGATGTGGTGTATGCGTCCTTGCTCGTATAACGCTGATATAGGTTCGGCGCGTACTTGTTTGCCTTTCGTGGCGCGTACTTCGCGTATCGGTAAGTTTGGCCGGATCGTACGTAATACTTGACTAATCATTTGGCCACCTTGATTGACTTCTACAACGATGGAGTCTGCTTGGTGTTCGTCGTAGGCATCTATTACGCGACGCGCCCAACGGTCAGGTGTGCCGCGTACGCTGTAGTCAGCGATAACGTAGCCGTGTTGTTTGCTGTCGCGGCCTGCGACAATGATGCCGGTTTCGTCTCCCGTATCGGTTACTGAAGGGTCAACCGCGACGACGGTGCGAACAAGTTGTGGTACTTCCGGTAGGCGGTTTTGTTCTATAAGTTGAAGTGTCCATAGTGCGCCTTCAACATCTTCTAATAGTTCACCGTAAAGTTCTTGACGACCTAAGCGTGTTCCGTCATAACGCGCCATAAGTTCTGCTAATGCCGATGGTGCGAGGTTGTCGGCGTTATCAAACGTTGATCCGTTAGTGACTACGAGGGAACCGTCACGTCGGTTTAGTAAAGCACGAATGAAAGGTTTGGGGCGCGGCGTTGTCGTAATGATAGTGCGAGGGTGTTCACCTAGCCGTAAACCGAATTGAAGTTGGTCAAAAGCGTCGGGGTATTTGAACGCCGCTAACTCATCTACCCATGCGCCGTGATGCTGTGGGCCGCGTAGCCGGTCGGGTTCATCGCCGGAGAAACATTTGATACGCGAGCCGTTAATAAGCCGCATTTCTCCGGTTGACCGGTTCCACCCGTTTCGGGGTTTCAGCATCCCGTATCGGTGAACAATGTTAAGCAGGCCGGATTCACCCTCTACGCAGGTATCGCGAGCGTCACCGAAAGTTGGGGCTATTACCGCCCAACGGGTGTTTGGGTTCCTTATAGCCCATTTAGCGAGGGTTTCAGCACCGATACGAGTCTTACCAAAGCCGCGACCTGCACGGATCATCCATATCACCCAATCACCATCGGGCGGTAACTGGTTGGGTCGCGCTAACTGGTGTTCCCATCTAACTTGTGCCGCCGCTATTCGTGCGGCCATTTCGCTCATTTGCGTAGATTTGCTTGTTGTTGGCGTAGTGACATTCCGTTCATTTTTTTACTGCGCCTGCGTGGTTGTTTACGACGATGCCTACGGCGTGGTTCCCCGTGATAGCGAGCAGGTCGCTTTCTGCTTGATCATGAAAGTTCGCTTCAACCAATGACTCGTGATTAGGAAACACGTCGCAACGCCTATCCGCCTCAGTTATCAAATGATCGTGTTTGCCGCCGTATGAGAAAACGTATTTGAAGTTTGCAGGGCAATCCGGTTCAACTATTCGTCTAAACATTTCTACCTCTTTGGTGTAGGCGTAAAAAGTTGTTTCAGGATGTTCACGTGCTATGAGTAGCCACGCTTGTAGATACGCCTCGGAAAAGAAGTCACCGCCGTCATGTATCCTGACGTATGCGCCACGAAACTTGGGATGCCCGATTTCTAAAGACATGACTTGTATCCAACCGTTTAGGTCATCAACAATCATCATCAGGTTTCTCATGTGTGCTTCACGAACGTTCCTGAACTTGAATGTGCCTTTAAGCGCGTAGCAATGTTTTGTGCACACTCCGGCAGACGGGCAGGTGTTTAAGCGTTTGCCGGTCGGTAGGGTGACTATCCATGCAGGAAGTGACCATACGTAGATGTTGTCACGTTTGAGGTCGCTGTTCCCTTTACGAAGTAGTGCCATTTGTTTTTTCTAACATTTCTACGAGCCGTGCTACTTCGCGGTCAATCATTGCACCGTCAGCGTTCTCAATAGTAATTTCCTGCTTCATCGGCGCGTCAAGGCCAAGATACCTAGCGCGACGGTCAAGAATCTTTAACGCCGTATGAATCGCTTGAACGTCACCTTTCATCGCTTTAGCCCATATAGCGCGTTGCATACGGTCAAGGCGATCAAGTTCAAGTTCGCGTATTTCTTCCGTACCGGCTTCTACAAGAGTTCTTTTCATCGCACGGATATAAGCGTTCCTTGCGCCTGAGGCATCGGCGTACCCGACCGCTTGGGCTATATCGTCGTATGTTGCACCGGCGCGTCGTAGTTCTATTACCCGACGTTCTTTATCTATCTGATCTGGTTTAGGTGCTTTTGGACTTGTCATGTGTGGATTCCAATATTGCTAGTTAGACGGGGTTTCGTGTATCCACCCTGCGAACTCTCCGAACCGGAAGAACGGTTTGAATGAGTCTGGAAGTGTTGTTTCTTTTAGTGGTCGTTGTATGCCTGATAATGATAGTTCTTTGTTGATTATGTTTTCTGCGGTTGTTCCTGTGGCGACTTTACCGGCGATAGTTAAGCGGTGCAGGATTGTTCCTAAGTAACCGTTGGGGGCTTCTAGTTTGTCAACTATGATAATTGCGCCGCCTGCGCGTGATGTTTCTATGAGTTTGTTTATTAGTTTTGTTCGTTCGGTTATTGGGGTGAACATTAAGACTAGGAACATTACGGTGAGGTCGTGTGGCTGGTAGTCGTATGTTGTTGCGTCTGCTAGTTCGGTTTTTCCGTAACCGTTCCAGATTTGTAGCATTTGTTCGCTGTTGTCTATTCCGATACAAGTGGCGTTTCTAGTTGCGAGTGTTTCGGTTAATAGTTTTGAGATATTCCCTGTACTGCATCCTATGTCGTAAACGCGGCCGTGTTCGGGTATGTAGTGTCTCGCGATGTGTGCTACTGCGCCGGTTACTAGGTCGTACCAAGGGAGTTGTTCGCGTACGTGTCGGTCAAACTCTGCGGCGATTCCGGTTTGTTTAAATGTCCAGTCAGTCGGGATTTGCATGACGATCCAATATTTCTGTTTGTATGGTTTTTGCTATTGCGGCCATCATTAGTGGTGGTACTGAACGGCCTAGTCTTTCTGCTCTCTGATTTCTTTTGCCTAATAGTTTGAAGTCGTCGGGGAATGAGCAGAGGCGACGCATTTCTGGGATTGAAAACTTTCGTGGCTCATTGAAATGACAGACTGACGCGCAGCCTTCTCCGGCGTGTGCGGTTATTGTTGGGCAGGGTTTGTTTGGGTTTGTTCGTACTAGTTGAAAATACTTTTTGTTTGATTTACCTATTTCGGTTTTCATCCATTGGTTGTAAACCGCTTTTGTAAGTATTAAACCTGTTTCTTGTTCTTCGGTTGGTTCAGGAACGTTTTCTAATGCTTCAAAGATTGAGTACCGGTAATTGTTTGGGCTAGGGAATACGGGGTCAAGTTCTAGATCGTTTCTAACTCCAACGAATATCACTCTTTGGCGCGATTGGGGGACTCCTAACCATTGAGCGTCTAGTAGTCGTGCTTCTACTTTGTAGCCACATTTTTTTAATGCGGCGAGTATTTCAAAGAAATATCCTTTTGCGGTTCCTTTGACGAGGCCGGAGACGTTTTCTGCTACGAATACTTTTGGTTGTAGGCCTTCTACAAGTCGCGCAAATTCAAAAAAGAGGTCATCTGATCTTTGTGCGCCGTCGCTATACGTTTTTACTTTTCCCCAATCGCGTTCTCTTTTACCGGCTGTTGAGAATGAGGCGCACGGCGGTGATCCTTCTAGTACATCTAGGTCACCTTTTTTCATGTTTAGGGTTTCTAAGATTTCTTCTGTGGTGACTTCGCGTATGTCGCGAGTATCTACCGGCGTATCTGGGTGGTTCGCTTTATAGGTATCTACGGCGGATGGAATGAACTCATGTGCGCGTAAAGGGTTAAACCCTGCTATTTCAAAACCTAAGCATGAACCGCCGCATCCTGAGAATGTAGATACAAGCGTATAACCGTTAGTGCCTTTGAGTTTGGCTATCTCCGCTAACGCAGGAACTTTGTATTTTGGTTTCACGACTTGCCTGACCACCTATAGTTGCATTTAGGGCATTCATGTTCTGTAGGGGTTGTTTCGTCGTATGACGGAAACTCTGTTGGAGATTCCGTTGCGTTATCTAAATCTTTGATGAGTAGGTCAAGGTCATCTGCGTCAAAGCCTGTACCTGCAAGTTGTTGTTCTGTTTGCATGAGGCCAACAAGTATTTCGTTTAGAGCGTGATCGTTATAGTTTGCTAGATCGTTTGCGCGGTTATCTACTAGCAGGATTCGTAATGCTTCGTCATCGTTTACGTCAACCCACGTGACTTCTATTTGTTTCCATCCAAGTAGTTTCGCGGCTTTATAAGTGTGGTTTCCGGCGAGTATATGCCCTGAGGATTTTTGTGCGACGATTGGCCGGTATTGGCCGTGACGTTCTAGCGATTCGCTTATTGCCCCTATGTCGCCTTGGCGAACGTTCTTGGGGTGCGGCTTGATTTTGGTTAGGTTGATTGTTTCTGTTCCCATCATGATCATGTTGCTGATGGTATCAGTTCCCGTGTACGATGCAAATGACGGTGTTTTTCCTACCGTTGTTTCCCTAGTTCGGTTTGAGTAGTGGTGGCGATTCGGTGTTGGCCGCCACTACTCGCCGGAAATGCAAATACCCTGCCGCAGAGGGTACGGCAGGGTATTCGGAAGCAAGATTCAATTAGTGAGTATGGGTTTGGAGAACTGAATTTCCTTTCCATAGTCTTGCTGATGAGTGATCGCTTACGTTGACATATTCTTCGTCACGGTATGTTTTGACAGCGCGGCGAATTGGCCCCATCACGGCCAACACGCGCTCGCCGGTTTCCGGATCAAGTGCGTATATGGAGTATGGCTCAAAGTTCGGCACAACTGATTCGGCTAGGAAATGTTCCTGCCGCACAACTGCGTTCCCAAGGCGTTGAAGCGTTACTTGTTTTGCGGTGCGGCGTGTCACCATGTAGAAATTGACGTTTGTTTGGTCGTATCCCCAAGTTGATATGAGAACGTCACCTTCCATAATTTGAGTGAAGGCCGGTGTAGTGGTTTCGTTCATAGTGTTTTTCCTTTTCTTGATTATCGTGTGTAGTGGTTGAAGGCTTCGCGGACAAAATTATTGAGGTCATCAAAGTCGTTTGCGCGAAGCATTGAATCCTTGATTGTTTCTTCGGGTTTCCCGTCGTTGATAAGTCTGCTCATTCGTGATGCTTCTTCTTTCATCCATTCTGCTTTTTTGATGAGTGCGTTAAGTTGAGCGATGGTGTTTGGGATACTTACGTATGTGTCTGGGAATTGTGTGGTGTTCATTGTGTTTCCTTTTTGTAGTTGGTTGATTGTTTAGAAACGGATTTTGGTGACGGTTGCGAAGATTGCTTGAACTTGGTCGCGGTTTACTCCGGCGACGTAGCAGAGGTTAGAAATAACTTTTTCATTAACTGTGCATTGTTCGTGGTATTCCGCGATACGCCAGTCAGTAGAAATGTTGATGGTGTAGTTCGTTTTAATTTGTTCTACGAGGCGGAGTGCTTCGCGTGAACTGTTCTCTAATGCTTTTACGAGGTAGTCGCGATTAGTTGCCCATGCGTGAATTTCGTTCGCGAGTTGTGAAGCGATGCGATCCTCTGCGCTGTCGTCTTCAAGGCTGAATCCTTCTAGAATTGCGTTAGTAAAGCGGCCTACCGATGTGTATTCTCCGGCGACGGCGGTTGCGATGTTTGCTTGTAATGTATTCATTGTTTCTCCTTGGGTAATGGCTTGTTCCATGAGATAACTATAACCGTCTCTTAGAGTTATCGCCATTTATGGCACCGTCGGAAACACTTATAGAATAAGTGAAATAAAGAAATCTTAAAAAAAGTTTCTAGACAGTCACCTAAAAAAACCGAAAATCAGAAGCCCCAAGGCCTTAGGCCGGACTCTAGGAAAAGAACTCGCGCTACCGCGACGTTGCAACGCGGATCTAACAACAGGCTTCTATCCCATTTCTTCGCGCCGCAAGTTTCCTTCGTAACCGTTTTCCATGACGAGTTGATTTGAAGCAGGCCGCTGTCATACGTGCCATTCCGATTCAAAGCCCAAATCATTTTTCCGTGCTTATCAAAACGCGCGTTTACAGCCGTAACGGCGCAATGTGATTCACGATACGCGATATACGAAAACGCTTTCACCGGAAGATCCATTTTGCGGAACATTGGTTCAAACTTTTCGCAACGCATACCGGAATCAACACGCACCTCTACCCAAGCAGGAACATCAGTTGAAGATTTCGCTAACACCCAATCGTGCGGAACTAATGTGAATCCCACCAATATGAGTATCGCAATAATCTTCTTCAGTTTGTGCCTCTTTCGCCGGACAATACGGGATAGGCGGCCGCAATTAAGAGTTCGCCTTGTTGAACGCCAAAGAGCCGTTCTAGTGATACGAGATTAGCAAGAGATGGGATAGCCCTGCCGGATTCCCATAAGTAAACCGCAGTTTGTGATACTTGTAACTGTTCCGCGATAAAACGTTGTGTGAGTTTGGCGGCAACGCGATTCTCTTTGAAAGCGTTTGGGAAATTATTCGGGGTCATTGTATGTTCTCATGTTTCTATACTCTGTCATTACTTCGCGAAGTAAATCATCGGTGCGTGGATCTATGTCTTTGATTATGAAATCTTTTGCTAATGCTTTAATGCAATGGTTTTGTAAATCGCATAGTTCTGTTTCTTGCGCTAACTGTTTTCTAAGTTGCGCTACGGTTTGTTGTAGTTCGCGCAGTTCTGTCTGCGCTTGGTGTTCATCGTACATTGCCCATCCTTTGTTAGTGAAATATGTAAAGCCTAAGTGCGGCTAACATAAGTAACACGATAACAGTTGTTCCGCTTATAACCAACGACCTACGTTCTTCATGTTCCCAAACACTTTTCCAAAGAAAAATAGAAAATAAAGTTATATAAGCGAACGCGAGAGTATCAAGAATCTTCATCGGCTAAAACCCAACCTTTGCCCCAACATTCGGTGCATTGACGGTACGAGTCATCATACTGCGAAGTATCGCCGGAACCGCCGCAGTTGTCGCACGTTTGATGATCCATGATTCCGCATCATATTGCTTCCGGCGCGAAAAGGCCATCACCCGTCTCCTTGAATGCCTTTAGGCAAATGCCAACTGTAAACGTTACTTGTTTGTGTTTTCCATAAAAGTTTCTCATCACATAACAAAAGAAACAGATCGCCTAATACGCTGTTGTAAAGCCACACTCGTGTTGGTTCTGTCCACTCTTGCCCGTTGAAGATGACTTCAATGATGCGTTCTTTTGGCCGCCATTCAATCGTCCATGAAAGTTTCGGTTCTTGCACCGGTGCAAGTTTGAATCGTTGCATCAAATCAAGTTCAGACATATTCGGTTCCCTATTTTGTATTTCTGTAATTACTGCGTTCAGTTGTTCTATTTGATTGAAGGCTCGCGCTAACTCTTTATTTAGTTCCGCGATAGTGGTTCGCGTCATCTCTAGATTTGTTTCATTAGCCAAGGCAACGCCTTCTCTCTTTTTAATTCTTGTGCGTATGCTTTACATCCGTAGCAAGTACAATCTTCACGCGCGTACCGGCCTGCTTGCTCGTCATGTAGGTCGCGATAGATTTCTGCTACACGTTCCCATTGTTTGCATTTGACTCGTAAGCGTTCAATCTCGTCAGCGGCTTCCGTCGTGATTGTTGTCCAGTCACGAAGTTTGACCCATTCGGTAGAAATACTTATGTTTCGTAATTCGGTCACAATGTCATCGTTCATCACGAACCACCGATGGATGATTACGGTGTCGCCACTCATGCAAAACAATTACGGCCGCCTCGCCGGTTTCTCGTGAATCTTTTTGTTGCCGTTCAGGAAATTGAATTATTTCCGGCGCGGCGTTTTCATTGTGGTTCATTGCCTGCCCCTTGCTTCCTCGTAGCGATTTAACGCTGATTCTTCAAAACGTTTTACGCCGCGAAAATATAAAGCGTCAGCAAGTTCGTCGGCAAGGATTCGCTCGCGACGTATGCGCTTTTTCAGGCTTTCTTCGTAGTCGTTTTGTTCTTCCCTGTTTTGCAAGTTGGCGCATACCCAACCGATAGACATCGGTAAGACGATAATTGGTATCCAAAGAATTGAAATACTTTGTGCGGCGGCAATCACGACGCGACCCCTTTCAAGATGAAAGATGAAACAACCGTGAAGGCTTCATCTGTTTTTGTTGCTTGTTTTTTCTTCCGCAAATGTTCAATTTCGTCTATCGCGTCTTGCTTGACTCCGCCCCAAACGTGGCTCGTAAGTTCAAAATTATTCCAGTCAATGCCTTCGGCGGTCATTGGACGTACAGACCAATGACCTCGGCTTTCTAGAATGATCGCAAAGTCTGCTTCGGCGGTCATCCATCCATAATGGTTTCGGATCATCCGTTGTTTTTTCATGGTGTTGTTTTCCTTTTGGTTACTTGGTGATTTTGATTTGTTTGTGGTGTTTTTCATTACTTGCCCACCTTTGCGGTAAACTTTTGAACTGCACCAACTAAACAAAAAGATTTTCCGATCTGTTGTTTGTACCTTGCGTTGACAACAATTTCGCCGTCAATGTAAAAGTATCCTTCTCTAGTTGCGTTCTTGCCGTTTGGCTTCAAGTAGGTAAGAAATCCTTTTTGTGGGCAGTTATGAAGTTGAGTTGTGTTTGTTTCCATATAGCAATCATAACCGGCCTTTATGGAAAAGTAAAGTCTTACTTAGGGATATTCCCCGTACGGAAGAAATCCCACCCAAAAAGCCTAGATTCCTCATCAAAATCGCTCAAAACATACTCAATTTCACTATCCGCCGCCCCTAACTGCCGGAGAGGCGCGAGAACCTCAACCACGCGTGAAAGGTTAAGGGACAGGGATTGCTCACCGCTAATAGCAGTAGAAGGCTCAATCTCATCATTCCAACGCTCGCTACGAAGCCACGTTGCAGGGAATGGAATGAACTTCGCTTCGGTTCCTAACCATTTCAAACAGGCCAACGCGAGACAACCCATCAACACTTCTTGATCCGGCCTGCTTTTAGAAGTCTGCTTCCACGCTTTACGCGCATCGGCCTTCGCAACCTTCTTCGGATAACGACTCCAAAAAGCGTTGAAGTCATTATCTTGTAACACAGTCTCTTTCTCTTTCTCTGGTATAGCACTTTCATAACACTTGTTATCGGTTTGATATTCGTCAGAACAAAAAGAACAACCATCAACAAAACTATTTTTATGCCAACGCCGGTGCATACCTAAAGAACCGGCATCCGCACGACGCGATAAAACTTCCGCATCGGTTTGCCACGACGACCAAGCGAGAATCTCATAACCGGAATCAACCTCACCCCAAAGACCGAACTTCAACAAATTAGCAACAGCAGAATCACAATCAGTTAAACCCAACGCTAAACGAATCAACGCGCCACGCGGAACAAAACCGGAGTTGTCACGCTTCGCCCAAGCAAGGCCGCGAACAAACAAAAGTTCCGCTTCTATACCTGCTTCTAAAATCTTCGGATCATCAAAAAAATCTACGCTTAACTTAACCCATAACCCGTTTTTTTTCTTGCTACCATTTCCCATAGCGATTACCTCCATAATCGTTGCCCCTGTGCGCCCACATAGGGGCTTTTTAGTTTTCTAAGTTTACTCCTGTAAACTCAACAAACTTTGATAACCGCATAACAACTAAACCATCCGACCAACCATCAGGCATTGCAATCATCGCAAAAGGCCGATAATCACCGATAGCGCGATGCGGTTCAGATTGAAGTTCGCAACGCAGATACGCTGTTAATACCGGTTTAATTTGTGCGCCTGCTTTAACTTCAACACGTATCGCGCCACCCCAATGTTCTTCGTGCCGAGTATTCGCGCCACCTAAACCAAGTTTCTTGCGAGCATCACGAGCCTTCTTGTCACCTTTGCTTCTATTGCGTTGCCCCGAACAACGTGGGCATTTACAACCACGTATATGACCCTCAGGCCTTTTACGCGGAGTACCAAACAAACCGCAACCGCAAGCGCAATCCGCTTTATCTTTCAAATAGGTTTCCACTTGTTTCTCTTTTCCCTAAGCAACGCACGTTCATTGGGCGTATAGCCACCAAACATACCGTCACGATCTATTTCAATAAGCAAAGTAGATTCAAGACACGGAACACGCACTTCGCACTTCGCGCATATCTCACGCGCTTGACGATAATCCGCAAAAGGTGGAAAGAAGATTTCCCAACCCATACCGCGACATTCGGCCTTTTCTCGCCACTCCATAATTTACCTTCCGATTGACTAGGGATCATACGCATACGATCCCTAGTCACGGGAGTTTAATGGCGTACTAATAAAAAACGTTAATTCCTTTTTGCCCAACGTAATGAACGGCCTGCCTCATTAGCGATAACAACAGTTGATTTCTTTTCGTTGCCATCCTTATCGGTGTACTCCTCATTTTCAATAAAGCCGGAAACGATAAGCCGGTCACCTTTACCGATTTCTGCGGCAAGGTTTTCCGCTAACTCGCCCCAACATTTGACGTTGAACCAAGTAGTTTTTTCGTCCTCACCAACCTTACGGTTGACTGCTAACCCAAAGGTGAGCATAGATTTTCCGGTAGTTGTCATACGCAACATCGGTTCTCCGATATTCCCAACGATAGTAACGCTATTCATATTGACCCTTTCTATATTTTTTTAATGCTTCTGATAACAATTTTTCTTGTGGGTGAAGATCCCCGAACGCCGAAGCAATATGAAGATAATTTTCTATTGCTTCAACTAATTCCATTACTGCTTCTTTTTCTTCTGACGCTTTAGTTTTTGCCGGTTCGTCGTAAACCTCATCATCAAAAAACGATCCGCGATATTCGGTTGCAATATACGGATGACACTTGCCGCGTTTCTCACGCAAAGTAAAAACGTGACCTAACCGATGAAGGTTAGATAACGCCGCAGACGCTTGACCGTGATGTAAGCCGTTCTCTTGCGCTACTTCATGCCACGTTAAACCTTCTTCACCTGCTTCGCGAACGCTACACATTACTTGCGCTAACCGTTCAGATAATTCTTTTTTGGTTTCGCGTTCTATGCTTGCAGGCCGATTGACGTAACCGGCCGTGCCATTGTAATAGCCGCTACCGCTAAAAAATGTGTCCATCACTTGCCGCCTTTCGCGGCAGTTACAAACTTTTCTTTATTAAAAGCGGCGTTATCGCTTTTTAAGACTGAACACATTTGATCTAGCATAAAGTCAACTATTTCTATTGGTGTTGTGTCTTGAACTTGCTTGTAAGCAAATTTGAATATTGTCGCTAACTGTTCGTAATCTTTTCTATTCACGCCGCGCCCCCAAACAACTTAGGAAGCAATACACGCGCCTCATCAACGGTTACTTCAGAAAGCGAACTAACAGAACGTTTAATAATGTCGCTAACAACAATCAACGTATCTTCTCCGGAATAATCCTTTTTAACTTGCTTATCTACTAACAGTTGTTGCGATTTAGACAAACCGGCTTGTACGTTTTCAATCTCAGTTTTTTTCACCGCGTTAGGAAAAGGATTCTTCACAACCGGCTTAGGAACTTGACTTGAAGCCCGTTCATAAACATCGTGATCAGGATCAGTTTCATCAGTTGGTAGGCATAAAGTTTGTAATAACGCCGTACGGAAAGCGACGCTCATCGCTTTAGCAGTCGCCTTATCTCCGGAGTCCATAGCCTCAGCCGCAACTAACGCGTTCAAGTTACTGCCATCAGGTGCAACAAAAACGTATTCTACCTGCACACGCACATGACCCATCGCTGTTTGTTTCTGCCCGATAAGAACTGTACTCTGTTCAACACTTTGCAAACGTGGGAACACGATCACTCCATGTTTGCGCAACGCCGGTGAGACGGCATTAACCACCGCGTCAATCCCTCGGAAGTTGAAGTTTTGTGCGCTGTTCCTTTCGGCTTTACGCACCGCACCAACATCTTCCATTACTGCTGATAATGCTTGATATATATTTTTTTCCATTTTATTTGTCTCCCATTAGACGTAAGACCCGTGTTGAGTCTCCTGTTTTTTTGTATTTAGCAACTAGGTCAGGGTGATCCTGCTCTAGCGATTCTGTATCAAGACGCGTATTGCCTTTACGCGCTTTGAATGAGATAACCCTATGGCCATCTACCACGCCATATTCCGCTTCCGCAATCAGATTCACTATTGCGTTACGCGCCAACTTTTCTTCTTTCTCTGCCGCAAACTTTGCTTCGCGTGTAGCCGCCCAAACTTCTAAAAGATGAAGGCCATCAGCCCCTAGATCTTTTTCACCGGACGGATCACGGAAAAGTGTTTTCACTTGATCTTCCGTTAACGCGTCGTATTGAGGTAATTCTTGTTTGTCTAATGTTGTGCCAACTTCTTCGGCCTTTAACATCAGCATTGCTATTGCTTCTTCATCACGTTTCAAAACCCACGTTCCGAAACGCATGAACTTGTCAAGAACGATGAATACGACTTTCTCTGCTGTAGGTACGCAAGCAAGTTGCGCGATACCTTGCCAATAGTAGTCCGGCGGCAAATCGTTATCGCTTGAATAAATCGCTGTTGTTTTTGCTTCAATGATTATGTTAGAAGTTTTGTTTATACCGTCAAGCGTTGCGATCATCCGGCCGTTGCGGAACATTACTTCCGGCGTTATGAACGTCTCGCCAAGTAGATCGCAAGCGTATGCGATTAACGAAGGTTCAATATAGTTGCCGCGTTTCATTGACTCATTTGGTTCTTTAACTTCTACCGGTTGCCATTTGTTTATCGCGAGGTCAACAAGGTTTCCATATTTACTTACACCCATCAGAGCAGGTGCTTCGCTCGCGCCGAAAACGATTTTGCCGTTGTCGTCTCGCCTTCTAATATTGAGCCATTCAAGGCTTCCGTGAGTTGGTTTAGGGACGATGGATAGTGTCATTTGTTTTCCTTTTCTAGATGATCGGTGTTCACTAAGAATAGAGTTCCGTTGTCAGTTAAAAACTCCGTCCACTCGTTTCCTAGTTTGTCTTTTTGGTGTGACGCGTTTGCTGTGCCGTGAAACTTAACGAGTGGCCTTATGTTTAAGGTATAGATAGCGCGGTATGTTTCGGTGTTCATATTTTCTTTCATGTTAGTTATTGGGTGTTATATCGCCTTATTGGTTTGCGGCTTCTATCGCGCCGCTTCCGTTATTGTGATTGGGGAAAAGTGAAGTTGCTTATCGTTTCGTTTTTCCTCTATGTATTTCAATGCTTCGGTGAACGTGTCAAACCAAATTGTAGAAACATCATTTGCGGTGAAATCAAATACAAACAGTTTTGCCATTGTCGTCGTAGCCATTACTTCTCCTTTGCCGGTACGAAGTCGGTGACGTTACCCAACGCGAGGAACAGGTAGGTATTGCGACCGCGAATCTTACGCCGCGCAACGGTTAATCCGTTTTGAGTTAGGTGGAACCATCCTTCTGTGATGACATATTTGCAGGTGTTCGGATCAAAGTGGTGCAGGTGTCCACGTTGTTCGTAGTTAGTAAGCGGTACTGTGGTTTTCATTTTGTTTCCTTTTGGTTGTTAAGAATCCCGTTGATGTATTTGTCTAAGTTGAATTCGCTTTTTATCTTTACTGCATTGACTCGCGCGATGAACCTATTAACGGTGCGTTTCCAACTTGGAGCCGGTTCGTGGCAATCTTGGATTTGTAATTCTGCGTCATATACAAGGCCGTCTAGTTGAGCCATCGTTGCACGAATTAGTGTGCGCTTTTTATTCTGTGAAACGATTTCTAAAGCGTCGTTGTCGCTTTCCATCGCTAAGAGTATTCCGCGAGTATCCCAATCTTCAAAAAGGTTTCCGCCTACCCATACTTCGTATTTGATTTCTGGTGTTGTGTTCGTTTCCATGACTCAATCATAACCGTTAATTACAGAAAAGTAAAGTTATACTTAGGGTTTTTTATTTCACTTATGTTATAAGTGTTTTAGGGATAACTTTCGGTTATATAAGTAAGACTTTACTTTTGGGGTAAAACCCGATATGATGTACCTATGGAAACAAACAACAAGGAGAAACCAATGATAGAAACATTCACCCTCAACATTCCGAAACGCTTCTTTGAAGATCACGAAGCACGTGACCTCGTAAACGAATCCGGCGAACGCGAAACATACATCATCAAAGAAACAAAGAAACGTTTCATTGTTCAACTCAGCACAGCAGACGCGGAAGAACTACTCAGCGACGCTGACTACTACTCAACCGAATGGGTTTATATGGATAGTGATTTTTTCGGCCTCGGTATGTCCGCTAAGGCAACAAAGAAAACGGTTTACGAACAGATGATTGCACAAGGTCACGAGTTCAGCGACCGCACGAAACGTAATTGCCGGTTGCCAAGGTCATAAAGAATTAACACAATGAATCAAACAAGATACAAAACAGATTGGGTTATTTGGAAGTTTGACGGTGCATACGATATTCACTATGCGCCAAACGGCGCGAAAGACTTCACGCTACAACCGGAGATAGAAGGCCTTTCAACTATCGCGGAAGCCAAACAATGGATAGACAAATACGAAGCCGCAGAACGATTCTTTGCTAACCCGTTCGCGCGTTAAGCGGCGGTGACTTGCCTTTGCAAAGACTTCTGAAGCGTTCGCACAATACGCACCAACTGTTCTTCCTCTTGCTGGCCGCGCGGAACTACTCGCATCAAGAACTCCACCATCATTGCAACGTCATTCGCGTTCATTATCCATCTCCTTGAAAGGTCACTTGTCTATCACGACCATTCTTAAAGTTGACTAGTTTGCCTTCGGTGATTCCTGCTTAACTAACCCAAACATTTCACGCATCATCGCCTTCGGTATATGAATCACATGATCCACGAAACCATCAGGAGAAACAGATTGCGCGATAGTGAAATGATTTTCCTTGCCGCCGTCGTCGTCGTGAATAATGAATCCGGCCGTCGTAACAATATGTTCACCCGTATCATCTTCGTCAAGAGTTGCCCAATGACCATCCCCTGCGTGAGCATCAGCCCAAAGAATGACTATTGGTTCATAACCCGACATCTAAACTTCCTGACAATAAATCACGCGCAATATACGCGGCCGCGTAAACGTCAAGCAGAACCCCAATTTTCTTATCGTGTTCGTCGCTACCCAAATATAAAACAAGCGACGTATCAACACCATCTTCGTTAAACGAAATAACATCTTGAATACACCACGCATTGAAATGAACTAACGGCGTTTCATTAAAATCAAATTCAAGGTCGGGATCTACCATTGTTCTTTCTTTCTGTCAGCGCAGAAAACCGGCGCGGTGTATGTCTTGCCGTGTTCCGGAGTCATAAGGAACATTGCTTGCGATGGTTCTTCATAAGAGAAGTTGCTAGTAAAGGCGTATTCATCAAAACCTTTGATTGTTCCGTTGACTACAAAGTTTGGTGCAAACATCAACGTATGCCAATGACCCAACACCATCAAATCAAACTGTTGGTTCACGGCCGCTTGCCTTGCGCGTTTCTTAGCGTCAAGCCGCATAATCGGCATGAACGCGCCGCCGATACCATTACCGCCGTTCGCCTGATCGCCGTGCGTAACCATAATCTTATATCCGTAAACGCTCACGGTTGTATCAGGCGATTCCGAAACATCAAACGTAACGCGCTTATCGTTCTTAAACATTTTTGCTAACAAGTGACCCGTAAACCAATCAAAGTTATCTCGCGCACGAAACTTACTGCGCGGTTTCCTTGTACGTCGCGAATGGTTACCAACGACAACCGGAACGTGTACCTTGCCAAACTCATCAGCAAGTAAAGAAATACCGGCAGATAAGTGATCTGTCCAATGTAGAATAGAACCGAGTAAAGTATCTTCGTTTGTTTGCGTGAGTTCTTCGTGAATGTCTCCCGAATACAAGTCACCCATCAACGGTGCAACAATCCCATCGTATTTAATGTTTGACCAATAATCGCGAGCAATTTTTACTGCACCTTGAAACGTGTTGCCTAAACGCATTTCTGCGATGCGCCTGTTGTAAGCGTTCATACCCATTACTTCGGCAGGCTGTACTACTTCATCTAAATGCAAATCGGACAACAACAAAAACGGTGTACCAGAATGACCACGTGCGTTTCGTGGCTTCTCTAACCACGTAGGCGGTTCACCAAGTTTGTTTGTTAGCCCTAGCAATAAATCAAACTCACGGTTAAGGCGGTCAGTTATTTCTTCTGCTTGCTTTCTGCGTAGTTGCGCGTCACGCATTTCTCGCATAGAAACATCAAGCCTTCTCTGTATCGCCAACACTTCGTCGCGTGTCTCGCCGCCGTCTAACTCGTCTTTAAGAGACACAAAGGCACTCTTTCCTACGGTGAGCCATCAGGCTTTTAACACCGACACTCCAATTTTTTGATTTTGCCAATCGGCTTATTTGTTCAGTTGGGTAAGAATTGTCGGAAAGTATTTCTTGCAACTCTTTAGCAACTTCTGGCTCTAAATCTTTTAACAGTTTCCCAACGGCACACAACCTTACGGCTAAATCAAATGTCGCTAATTCTTCGCGCAAACCCATCTTGATTCTCCTTATGATTTTTTATGTGATCGTTTAAGTTGTGCTTAACGTCACGAACGTCATTTTTAACGTCACGTATTTCATGCTTCACTTCTTTTAGATCGTTCCGTGCTTCTGTCAATATGTCCATGTTGGCAGAATGTTGTTCGGTGTTTCTTTTATCAAATCGGTTTAGAAACCATAACGGTATCCCCGATCCACCAATAACCGCAACTGCTATGGCTACGGTTTCGGGACTCACTCTTTTCCCCGACGTATAAGAAACGTGATCCATTGAATAGACAAAGCGGTAAGAGAAATAGCGATACCTACTCTTTGCACCTGTCCCGACAATGTATAAATAACAATTAGTGCGCCTGCCCATACCCACACGTTGTCTTTGAAGAAGTCAATCATTTTCGTTTTGCCTTTGATGGTGGTGGAACTGCTATAAGAACTGATGACACGATGATAATGCGTCGCGAGCGTACAGGGACGGAAGAACCTAGTGGAACGTATGTGTCCGTGTGGCCTGCAAAGACGTTTACATTTTTTTCAAATGACGCGCGAACTTTTTTGGAAGCGTGTTGAATTGCTTTCACAATGGCCGCCCCCTGAGCGTCGCTTATGGCCGCCTCATCTATCGCGGTGAAAATTGCCGCGACTTCGGCAGGTGTCGCATTTTCTAGGGCTACCGGATTAGAAACGGCCTCTAGAATGGCTTCTGGCGAGTCAAAACGAGTTTCGGGAGTAATAGGGGCGGCCGGTTCTTTAGTCACCTCTACGGCTGTCGTAGGGGGCAATAACGCGGTGAGGGTCGTCGTTATATCCGGAATTGTCGTTGTTGTATAAGCCGTAGTTGTAGTTGAGGGTTTCGGCACCGGTTTAGCCAAAGATGTTGTCGTCACCGCTTCCGTCGTCGTAACATTTGGCACGACTAAAGAAGTGGAAGTAGAAATGAAAGTTGTTTCACTAGGCGACGGCAACTCCAAAACAGTAGTCGTAACCACAGAAGGAATCTCGCTAGTAGATGCAGGAGAAAAAGTTGAAGAAGGCGAAACAGTTGTCGTCACTATCTGCGATGTTGTTGTTGATTCTTCTATGGGGATGGTTGTCTCGGGAAGCGTCAAAGTGGGAACAGTTATCGCGACAGCATCGGATTGAGTAAACGCCGAAGCAGGCACAATTTCCCAATCCGCGTTATCTGAACCGAACTGCCAAAACAACATGAAGCACGTACCACCGCCGTTCTCATAGAACCACGCATCCAGTTTCAACGGCTCACCGGCAGGCAACTCAACGCGATCCGAATAATCAACTGAGCAACCCTTGTCATACCATCCGCCAAAGTTCGCGCCACCAATAGTCACATCAGAACCATCATCAGCCGCAATACCAAACCGCACCGATTGAACACCGGCAGGTAACGTGATGAAACCTCTGTAATGCAACATGAACTGATCCCACCCACAATCACCGAACAAGTTTTGTGGATAATCCCATGTGTAATTTATTTGCTCATACACACCTTCACCACAAACGGGATACGCGTCATCAGAACGCAAAGGCGGAATATCATCAACCGTATAACCGACAACGGATAAACCCTGCGTATAGGAAGGCTTGGCGTTAGCCGACCCCGTCATCAAACTAAAAGCCAGCAGAACAAGTGCCAGCAAACGCCGCATTACTGTTCTTGAAACAACTTTCCAAGAACCCAACAACAACCAGCACAAAAAACAATGAACGTTAGAAAGATCATGCGGCTACTGCTTGCCAATGCCACAATTCAAACTCGCGTGAAGTCGGATCATCGCTTTGTAAAAAGAAACCGAAGTCCGGCGCGTGAGCGCATAACCATTCAGCAACTTTTGGATCGGTAACACTAATGTCAATCGCAAGCCCTAAACCGTGATTAGATTTCCCCGGAGTTGAACACGGTGCAAACCCGTTACGCAATAACCACGTTTTACCTTCGTATTCACGCTTCACACGTTTGGTATCTACAAGAATACCTTTTTTCTTGTCGGCATAATCACGATCTTCAGCAGGGCGGTAACGTTCTTTGAATAATCCAAGTTGCGCTTCAAGCGGCCGGTAATCACCAATGTTCACAAGTTTGATTCCATCCGCTTTAGCGGCCGCAAACATTTGATTGAACTTGTCAGCAACCGGCGCATACATTTTCCCGTTGCAATCAACCTTCTTCAATAATGAATCAGGCAACTTTCCATTAGGAATGTTTTTCAAAGCGGCAGGAACTACAAGCGGTTTGTATGGATACTTCATTTTGTTTCATCCTCATCTGATTCAGCACCAAGAAAAGCGGTGTTGATTTCGTCAAGCGTGAGTTTACCGTCAAGGCTGTAACGCGCGAGGCGTTGCACAACATCAGCAACAGCCGCGAAACCAGCAAGCACGGCAGACTTCCAAATCGGTAGATCAGGCGCAAACATTGCCGCACCCGAAATGATTCCTAATGACGAAACAAGAAAAAGCGCAACAATGCGACTTGAAATATCTTTTATGGTACGGATGTCCATAGCAACTCCATCTTCTAGACCATCCGTAACGCAGAGGATAGCAGACTAATGAGGCGCGTAACCCGAAGTACGAATTAACCCCGTGCCGCCAGTACCAACACTTGAACCCGAAGTAGCAGAACCCGATCCGCCACCACCAATAGAAGAAACAGAAACAGTAGCGGAACCACCCGACGACGTAGAAAGAAAAACGTTCGCCGCAATCAAATCCGCGTACGTAGCAATTTGTCGCCACGCACCAAACGCCGTGATACTCCAAGAAGCAAAAGTTCCTGAACCACCAATAGCAGTAACGTTCACGGTCATGCTCACGTTAGACGTTAATGCTGTTATAGAACCATCCATATAGTTCGTAGTAGAACCCGTCTGATAAATACGTACAGGATCACCCACATTGAATGACCCCGTGTTCGTAGTAGCAAACGTTAACGAAGCAACAGAAATATTTATAGAAGAAGAAGAAATAATATTACTGTAACCAGTACCCGTCAAAATAAGAAACACATACAAATAACCCGTAGAAGCATCCAACATCATGTCACCCGACTGCGGTTGCGTCGGATATTTCGTATAGTCAGGAACAACAGGAACCGTAAACCTACGTGACGATTCCAAATACTTTATGCGATCTTCAAGATCACCAATAATTTTTTGTAACGAAGGCTGAAGATTAAGAACACCCATAACAACTCCTAATAAGTTGGGATAACAAACGAACCCGAAATAAGTTCTGCGGAACCGCCATCACCAACAGCAACATCAAACTTTGATAACCGTAAAGCGGTTTCTAACATATTAGGAAAACGGTCATCAGTAATGCGGATACGGAAAAAGTCTCCTAAAGCGAAGTCACCAAAGTTAGGTGCAACATAAGCGTTAGTTGTTGTTTGTGTAGTCGGAACCCACGAAGCAGACAAAACAACAATCGGTGTAGAACGCGCCGCGACTTGCGCTTGCGTTAAAGAATCAACAATACGAGGATCAGGTATTTGTGCGAACGAAACTGTATCTTCAAGAACAGGATAACCGGCCGCAAAAGACGCACCCGATTGTACGGAAGAAATGTATTGACCGTCGTTACTACCATAACCAAATCCGTACAACGTGTTAGTTAATGATCCACCATCTTCAGGATACGAGTAACGCACAATAGACGAAGGAAACTCCAACATCGGGTTGTTGTAGTTAGCAGAAATACCTAAACCTTTTCGTGGATAATACAAGTTTAATGTTCGCGTCAAGTTGTATGAACTGTCGTACGCGCATGAGATAGCAAAATCAAACCCGAATGGTGGTGCTTGTTGCGACAACGTATAGATAGTGTCAAACAAGTTTTTCTTTTCATAATCCCAAACAGAAAATAAGTTTTGCATAGTCTGTCCTGAAGTACCAATACTGCTTGTTGCAATACTTATGTTTCCGTTAGCAACAGATTGAGCCGCATCAACAAGGGTTTTTACTACCGTGAACTGATCCGTAGTTGTATCAAAAACGGTTGTACCGTTAATCCTGCGATGTTCTAAATATGATTCAAACTCTCTAGCGGCAAGCGACAACGTTTGCGAAGAAGAATCATAAGTTCGTGACCATATAACACCACCCCACACGATTACTCCGTCGCGTTCAACATACAAACCTGTTTTAGAAGGCGTTGTCACATAATCCAAAGTGAACGTGTTACTTGCGTTGTATGTTCCTAACACGTTTTGGATACTCAAATCGGAAAGCATCATGTGACCAGAAAACGATCCAGCCTGATTCAATGCTTGACCCCATGTGACACCTGTTAATGGGAGTTCACCGATGACAGTATTGGTGAGCAGGTTTGTTGTTAGGTAACGATAAGCCGCCATCGGTTATTCCATGTCTGTTGTTTCGGGTTCCCATTCTTTAGCAGTATTACCTTCAGCAACCCACGCGAGATAATTTTTATAAAAACCTTCAGTATCATGTTCCGTGAAAGAAGCATTAAAGTTTTTATCTACATACAAATAACGATCATTAAATAAATAAAACATTTACATATCCGCCGATGCTGTCCACGAATGAGTATTTACAAAATCTGATAGAGAAGATGCCCGCCACGCAACTCTTTGTGTAGTTTCATCCCATGTTTGCGAAGTAGCACTTGTCAAGTTGGTAGAACTAGAATTAGTCCCCGTAACAGTTGTTGGCGTAACACGTTTAGTTACTTTATAAAAAATTATGTCGTAAGCGTTTCTTACGGTGTCATTGTTCTGATGTTGTTGAAAAAAAGATCCAAACTCATAATAGCGTTGACATAACGCTAACTCTGTTTGAAAAGCACGACGTTCAAATTGAGAAGGAACAGAACCAACTTCAAACTGGACACCGGTGATCTGCCAAGTGTTAGAAGTAGAAGAACCGATATTTGTTTGACCAACTGCTCTAGCAGGGTTGCTTAAAGTTCCCCACGTTGTTTGCAATGTTCCGCTTGTGTATGTTGAACCTGCGTAAATATAAAAAGAAACACGCATACCCGAATTATTATCGTTTGCAATTTGACCAGTAGCGTCAGCAGGGAATGTTAACGTCTTAAACTCCCAAGTCGCAGAAGCAGACACCGTATATAAAGCACTAACAGAACGGTTATTATTTTCGTCATATAACTCACAAACAAAAGTTCCTGTTTGAAATGACTTAACCCAAAATGAAAGTGTCACGGGTTTTGCGTTTGCTGTTCCTTTACGAAGCACTTGTAAATCTTGACCTTCAATACAAGTTTCAACAGTTAACAATGTTGTTGCTGATGGTGCGGCATCCGCAGTAGTGCAAGCAAACTTCAAACTATTACGAAAATCTGTGCCTGTTGGTGCGTCTGCCGCTTGCGAAATTGTAAATCTTGCACTAGTTGGGATTACACCCAAACGCCAACGGTCAACAGTATAATAACCGGCGATTGCCCCAACAGCGGCAACCGAAGTTGCTCTTTGTGCTATTTGCATTGCGCCGTTAATAACGATGTTACGAAAACCAGTACGCTCAGGCACATTCTCCCAACGCGCACCCTCAACAGCGTTCGCGTTATAAGTATTCAAACGCTGATCGTCAGAACGGTAAACCATGTTGCCGTGCGTAGGAGAAGGAACAACAGTTGCAGAAGTAGAAGTCACCGACAAATCAGGAACATACGCTTTAGAACGAAAATCAGTAATGTTACCTGCCGCAATAGTAGTAGTAACCGTGAAACCGTTTGGAATAGCAACCTGCGCCAAAACAAAACTGTTAGAAGGAGTCGCAGGTGCAGAAGGTGAAGCCGCAGGCGTACCCTGAACAATCGCAAACGAAACAACAGGAGTAGCACCCGTATCAGTAATCAACACCGTCACCAAGTCAATACGAGGATTACCTGACGAGTTAGCGGCAAAAGAACCCACAAGCGTAGAAGCATCGTTATACGCAAAGTAGTAACCAAAGTTTGCGGTAGAAGAAGCAACAACAACTTCACCAGCGGCAACGTTTACTGATCCGTTACCGGAACCAGTAGTAGTGACAGCGAGATCACCTGTCATAACACCACCACTAGAGGCAGTAAGTTTGCGGATACCTTGCGTCACAGTTGTTGCTTTAATAAAAAGCCTGTCCTGTTGCGCTGTGTAGGAACCACCTTGACCGTATAGCGGTTGTGAAAGAGTGAAAGCCATTTTTGTCCTTAGATAAAAGCGTCGCGATATGTGATGTTCAGGGTAGCGGTTCCGCTTGCTACCGAGAACGTTAGTGTAGTCGGTGTATTAGCAGGCAGGCTGAACCATGAAGAATTGTTACCCAACAAGTTTCGTGCCGCACCACTATTTAGTAATACGGTTCGTATATCCGTATTCACAGTCAAAGTATCAGTAGCAGTTAAGGTTGTTGCAGGGAATGAAAGACGTTGACCAGTCGTGATATTAGTAATCAACGGGTTAGTACACGCACCACCCGAAACAGTAAACGTCGGGTACGTTTCATAGTTACCCGTATTTGTCAAAGTAACTTGGATACTAGAAGAACCGGCCACCGAATACGACATATTGAACGTCGTCGGATAAGTACGCAAGTTACCTGCGTTTGGATTCAATGTTGAAGTGGACAACGTATCGTTATAAATACGTGGATCAGGACAAAAAAACTCTACTGTTGCATACGCTTTACCATACGTGTACTCAGGGTCAATCTTTATAGAACGACGACGCACACGAGCGTTCAAACGTTGAACACCCCTGTTAGGTAAATAGATTTGCAACAACCCTGTACCCGAAGTTTGCGAAATCAAATAGGTTTTCATTGCCTGCAAATACGTTTGCATAGAAGTAGCAGTACCACCAGCCCCCGACGGATCACCCATAATTTGTAGCGACATCGTAATCGTACGACCATTTAAGAAATCGCGTCCCGTAAACATTCCGTCAGCGTAACCACGACCCTCATCCTGAGTACGCAAAACAGGAACATCTTCTAAACCTTCAATAGAAAGCACTTGTACGTTCTGCCCAACGCCACCAAACAAATATCCGTTGAACGCAAACACATAAGGTTGAGAAGGTGTAGCCATTATTTTCTTGTCCTTCTACGTCGCGGCGCAGGTGCTTTATAGTTACCTTGACTTGCATCTGCACCAGTTTTCATTGCCCATGCTACATAATCGGCAATAGCCGCAGGGTCAGCATCAGTAGCAACATCCACGTTGATTGTGATTGGAGAAGTTACATCTGTTGTCATTAACGCTTTATCTTCCGAAGTAGGAACATAACCAACAGTTTCAGCAGATCCAACGGTTGTCTTGAATGTGTCCTGTGCCTTAGTAGCGGTTTCAGTAGCCGCCGCTACCGTAGGCGCCATCACCGCTTGCGACAACGTTCCACCAATTTCAGAAGCCTGCGCGTTAATTTCTGTTTGCAAACTTTGCAACGAACCAATAACACTCGGATTAGACACCAACAATTTAGCGGTATCATAACCACCATCAACACCGGCGTTCACCATGTCCGTCAACATTTCAAGCGGCAAACCCAACGCTTTCAACGCCTTGATATTAGTAACAAACTCTTTCATTTTCGCTAACTTTTTTTGATACGCCGCCAACAAAGAATCCGCACCAAGATACTTAGCAAACGAAACATCAACCATCGCGGTGATACTAAAACTTTTAGACAAAGAATCCGCAATATCTTTAGAAAGTTGCGCCATATCTTCTTTGGCTTTAATAGCCGCGTCGCGCGCTTCTTTCAAATAAGTACGCGCCATAGCAACT